CCGAGAGAGGGCTTTCCTCCGTCTACACCAGAAAACTGGCGTGCGCGGAGGTTTCTCTCGGGGTGCTACTTTGGGCGAAAGCCCTTCACTGGCAGGCGGTTCATGGCCTGAGGCCACCGATGGACGGCTTGTTACAGCCAACCATAGGAGACCTATCTTGGACGAAACCACGATCGTCACCGGAGCGTTCGATCAGATGACTCGTAGAGTCACTGAGACGTACGCGACGTGTTCATCAACGACGGCGACTGTAACCTACGGCACCGAAAGGTACGGCGGTAAGGTTGTCACACGGCACTGGGCACGTTGTAAAACGCCGGGATTTCACAAGATCCTGAAACGTGGGGGATTGCTCCCCTACAACCAGTACGACGTCTCTACTGAGACCGAGGAACGAAAGCTTGGGACCATCGCCACCCATTACCAGCTACCTGATTCGTGCACTCTTAAAGAGTGGCTAGTCAGGCAAACGCATGGGATGGTTGGTGATTGGCCCTTTACGCTGGAGGACCCAGGGATCGATGGAGATGTTCTTACCGGAGTTGTCAACGCTGCCGTGGCACAGGCTCGTAGTAACATATTCGACGCTCTCACGTTCCTTGCGGAATTTGAGCAGACGAAGAGGATGTTCCGCGACTCTGTACACCGCATCGGTGACTTCGGAGCTAAGGCTGCGGGTAAAGCTAACCGTCATAGTCGCAAGACTAGACGCTACGCCTTCCATCAGTATTGGCTCGAGTACCGGTATGGCTGGCTCCCCCTCCTCTACTCGATGCGCGACCTGCTGGATGTCATACGCCGAGGTCAGGTGATCCGTGAATTCGGACACTCGACCCAGGAAACGACGTTTACAGACACGCGTCAAGAAACGGAGGCAACTGCGCCAAACGAGGATGTGACATGGAACGAGCAGATTAACATCACCCGAGTATATCGGGGATGGGCGTCTGCCACGTGCAGTCCATTCTTTGTGCCGCGCGGGGGGGTGGACCCGTTGGTTACTTCTTGGGAGGTTTTACCATACTCCTTCGTGATCGATTGGTTCATCCCTATTGGGACGTGGCTCCAGGCAGTTAGTCCTCTCCAGCCCGGCTCGGTTTCTGGGTCCGGCGGATCGGTGCGCACAACTCTGTCGCGTCGACTTGACGCGTCAGTTGAGTGGCATCGACCTGCTGGGTCCAGTACTGACCACTGGGGGACTGGCTTCTTGGGAGAGCACTTATTGGACGTCGAGTCGTATACTCGTATTCCGATGGGTGTTTCACTTCCTGGTTGGAATCCCAGGATATCACCCGTACGGATGCTCGACGCCGTCTCGCTGTTGTTAGCGCAGAAGGCCAGAGTATTCCGTCTACTTAGGAAGTGACAATGTCACTCACCGTAGCAAACGTCGGCGGTACGCTGACTGGTGGTGCTTCTGTTGTTCTGTCCAGCGCCGGTGTTACCGGTTCCGGTAAGAGCAGCTTCACCATGCCCGATCACACAAGGCTGACGCCGAGGGTGGTCGATTTCTACGTAACTCCTGTCAAGTCGTCCAAGTCAGATCCGGGCGTTGCCCGGTCTGGGCTCAAGATCTCCCTTGGGGATCACGAGGTCGTAGAGGGTTGCTGCACGAACAAGCAGGGGTCCATCATCATCGATGTGGGCCTCCGCTGGTCTCTTGAGCAACCTGATACCTTGATCGATACGGCAATCGAGCTCCTCCAGGCGCTCGCCACTGCGGACGGAGTCCTCGCGGACACCCTTCGCAAGGGCGCCTTGCCGACCTAAACCTAGTCGGTAAGTCTGGAGCGCCATAACTGCAGAACCCCTAGATGTTACTCTGGAGGCTATATGCTGAATGCATTTGCAGTGCCACTCGTCGATGCACTGACGGTGGCGGAGAGCTTTCTGCCTGAGCTCGATGACGCCGCCAGGCCCCTTGCTAGATCATCACTCCGGGCATTCCGCTCGGGATTGATCTCACTGGGTCTGGCGAACGTCAAAGAACTAGAGTCGCTGCCTTGCAGCGGCTCTCGGGAGTTTGCAACCCGGCGCCAGTTTGGCGCCTTGGTACGGAAGGTTCCGTATCAAAGGACGGACATCGACAGGGAGGCGGCAGCGCGCCGCGCCCTCGAGGAGTCTGAACTGCGTTGCAGGAGGTCTAACAAAAGGATCAAGTGGTACGCCGAAAGGCCCAACCGCCTAAGTCCCGATGTACGAGTCGCAATGAATCGCGCCCGCAATCTTGTCCATACTACCCTGGGGTTGGTTACCCGGGGGAAGCTGGATCGGATTAAGGAACTCTCTAGACCCGGAGGTGGAGTTGCAATTGGGACCCACAACCGCTATCGTGTATCGCCGACATATAAGTATGTGGCGACGACACCGGTTGGTACTCGTAGAGCGATCCCTTATGGGTTAGCTCTGCTTGCCAGCCGCCCGAAATGGCTCGCGCAATATTGCGAGGTATTGGAGGATGGTAGCGTGAGTTCGGTGCTGATTGAAGAAGCACGTGGAGCTAGGGTTACTTTCGTCCCGAAGGACGCTAAGACCCTTCGCAGCATTGCCATTGAACCAAGCATCAACGTGAGTATACAGCTCGGGGTACATGAGTACCTCCGAGGCTTGTTGAAAACGCGATGCTTACAGGATATCGGGGATCAGACGATGAACCAGCAGCTCGCGCTGCTTGGATCAAAGTGTGACGGCCTTGACTCCTTGGCGACGATTGACATGAGCGCCGCGTCAGACTCGATTTCGATTGAGCTGGTGCGGTATCTTGTGCCATCGTGTTGGTTCACCCTCTTGGATGACCTACGCTCGCACGAGATCTCCCTTGACGGGGAGTATCGTAGAAGCGAAAAGTTCTCCACTATGGGTAATGGCTTCACGTTCGCCCTCGAAACGTTGTTGTTCTGGGCGCTAGCAGAGGCGTGTCGGCAGGTCGCGGACGCGGGATATCTCACCTCCGTTTACGGAGACGATATCATCGTGCCTTCGGCTTGCTACGCGCTTTTGCTCGAGGTGTTTAAGCACTGCGGTTTGAAGGTTAACTCCGACAAGTCGTTTGTGTTTGGCTCCTTTCGTGAAAGTTGCGGTGCCGATTGGTATGCAGGTGATGAGGTTACCCCGGTGTATCTCCGTGAGGAGAGATTGCCGAGCATGAGCCTTTATCATGTTCTCAACTCCTGGGGCGGACGCCCCGGCCGTGATCGTTCACTACGGATTGGAGAATGAGAACACCAGCGGTT